TGGCAAGGCTACGTACCGCCTACCGCACCGCAAGCGCCACAGCGGCTTCTACGGCCTCCAATGCGGCCCGTCTGAGGACTGCCTATTGTACTGCGACGGCTTCGGCGGTCAGTACCGCCACGGCTACCAAATCTGGGCAACTCAAGCGTACTGCTTCAGCTGCAGCGACGACCACGGCGGTCTGTTCAGCATTCAAGTTCACGGGCTACACGAGGATAGCGACCGCAGCGGCAACTGCTACCGCAAGTGCCACACCCAAACTACTCGCTGTCAGGTCTGCTACCGCCTCTGCCGTTACGACAACGACAGCGGTCAGGTCAGCCCAGCTCAAGCGCACGGCCTCTGCTGCTGCAACGACTACCACGACTTGCTCAGCGTTCAAGTTCACTGGGTACACTCGCACCGCTTCTGCGGCTGCCACTACGACGGCCAGCGTCACAGGCGTCAAACGGGCAGAGCGGACGGCTACGGCTACCTGTACCACGACGGCTGCTGCCACGAGACTTGCCTCGTTCCGCAGGACCGCTACAGCTACTTCGGTCAGCACGGCGGTCAACACTGCCAGACTGCGCACCGCATATCGAAATGCGACCGCTACCTCGACCTCGACGGCGACGAATGCTGCCCGGATTCGCACGGCTTACGTCACTGCCTCGGCAGTCTGCACCACGACGGCTACTGCTACCAAGATTGCTCAGTTCAAGCGTACAGCTGCTGCTGCTTCCGTCACCACAACCTATGCTGATGCCATCAAGTCAGGCGTCTGGGTCCGTACAGCCACGGCGTCATGCTCCACGACCACGAATGCTGTCCCATCGGTCATCAGAGTCAGGACAGCTACCGCTGCTGCTGTCACGACGACCACAGCCAATCGCATCCGCAGTCAGAGCCGTAACGCTACCGCCGCTTCGGTCTCGACGGCTACGAACTCGGCTCGCATCAGGACTGCTGTCAGAACAGCAACGGCTGCCAGCACCAGTACGGCTGTCGCTACGAACACTCAGGTATGGCGTAGGGGTGCCACGGCCTCAGCGGTCACGACAGCGACTGGGCGTGGCAACCTTGGGATGTCGATATCTTCGAACGCGGTCACGACGACGAGGGCTATCGCTGAACGAGTACCGCCGTTCCAAGACTGGGACGTGGAGTACGAGGGGATCGAATCCCGTTGGATCGTTCGTCCTTCTGGGTCTCGTTGGGAGATCGACGGGAATCAGCTCCCGTGGGGAGTACACCGAGTCAAAAGTCGATGGGAGATACGATGAAGTGGGAAATCAGTTCTGTTTCGAAGGAGTACGTCCCTACGAAAGTAACCGCCCCTCACGACCCCACAGCTCTGACAGTGACGTTCGCATTCACTGTCACCGAAAGTGCTGCGGGGGCGACGTGGTATTCGGGGGTGTGGGATGGAGTCGCTGTTCTTCAGACCGATGGTAGCTACGAAGCTATCGCTCAGTGCCTTGTGGGACCCGCAGGGGTCGTTACGCTGACAATCGGTAGCTACTTCGTCCATGTTCGAATCACCGACAACCCAGAGATTCCGGCTCGGAAGGTCGGCATCTTGAGGGTCTACTAGGAGGTGCTACTGCAGTTGATTTGACGTTCGATCTATCATATACTCAGCTCTGAGAGGAGTCTCCTATGTCACTCGTTCAGATTATCACTTTGCTTGCGACCATCATAACAGCAGGCTGGTTCGCAGCGTTTCTCGTTCAGCTGATCAAACGTGCTCAGTGGGCTAGCTGGATCAAACTCGTCCTTGCTGTTGTCGTTTCGGCGTTGGTGGGACTCGCTACGGCATGGCTCGCGGGCGATGTGACCAACTTCGTGACCATCTGGAAACAGGGCACGATTACGTCGAACGAAGTCATCACGTTTGCTACTTTGATCTTCGCATCGGCTCAGATCTGGTACCACAAGTTCTTCCAAGACCAGCAGTGGGCGCTCACGCTCGGTGCTTGGGGTAGCAAGAAGTAAGCTACCTAGTCCTGTAAGCAGCGAAAGGGAAGTATGAGACATGGAGCGAAGCTACTACTTGGGATCGGTCTGTGCACTCTCTTGTGGAGCAGCGTTGCTATGGCTGCTCCGTCGGGAACGTGTTCAGTCACACAAGCGGGATACGATCTTCGTCTCGCTAAGCGAGCCTTGGCAAGAGCCGAGCAACGAGTCAATGAGGCGCAGTATGTCCTCAGTACGACTCGAACCTTCTCCATACGATACGGGAACAGTGTGGGACGCTGGGTACGATGTGCTCGGCGGTCAGGGTACCCGCGAATCGAGATCCCTAGGGTCATGTGGGTCGTGGACAGAGAGTCTCACGGCAATCCGTGGGCTTCGAATGGGGGCGTCTACATCGGGATCCTGCAGATAGGCCCCGAATGGGCTGACGGCTCGAAGGGTTGGTATTGGCGACCCTTCGGGCTTTCGTCTCTGTGGAACAGAACGAGTGGTCCCGAATCACTTCGTCACGGTGCTCACATGACCTGGTCTAACTGGGGCATCTGAGCTGGAATCGGCGGTCTAACCGCCCCGGAGACGGCCTGGGACTGCGCCCACCCAGGTCGTCTCCGTCGTTTTACCCCAGAACCTTGAGAGTCCAAAGAAAACCCGGTGAGATCAAGTTTGACCCCCTTGCAGGGGTACTGACCTTACCGGGTTACTGACACCTTGAGAGACTAAAGGCTCTTAGTGCTTAGCTATAAGTACCTCAGGGTAAAGTGAAGAGAGCAGTTCTCTGGTGATGAGCTTCGTATGAAACACCTGATCACCACGATCCGCTAGCTGAGCTTCCGTCTCCATCACAGCATCCACGATGTTCTGCTTCGATATCAACATCGTCTCGATGCGTTCTTCGATCGTATCTGCTGCGAGGAGTTCGATAATCGTTACCGACTCCTTCTGCCCGATTCTATGGAGACGATCTTGAGCTTGGCTGTTCAGAGCAGGCGTCCAGAGTTTGTCTAGGAAGATCGCTGTACTCGCTGCTGTGAGCGTAACCCCTGTGCCGCCAGCTTGAGTAGTAACGAGAAGGTTGCGAATGCCTCCGCGTTGGAAAGACTCGACCAGTTCAGATCGCTTACGCTGGTCAACTGCTCCCGTATATAGCGCTGTCGGTCCAACGTCTTTCGTCTCGAGGAAAGTGAACAGAGCTTCGAGGGCCTTACGAAACTGCGAGAAGACGACAACTTGCTTCCCGCTGAGAGATTCAAGAATGTCGAGCAGTGCATCGAACTTCGCTCCTCTCACATTCGGATCGACTTCACTGATGAGGCCTGGGGATAGAGCGATCTGCTTGAGTCGCATAATCTGAGCGATGATGACTGTGACCGAGACCTGTTCCCCACTCTCGAGCGTGGCCAGCATCTGCTTCTCCATCTCGGTGTAGATACGCCTCTGTCGAGTCGTCAGCTCCACCCAGACTTGTTGAATCGTCTTTGGCGGCATGTCCTTGAGCACTTCAGGCTTCGTTCGTCTGATGACGATCGGCTCGAGCGTCTTCTTCAGCTTGACGATCTTCGGGTGATCGGGATCCGTGATGTCGTCGATCACCCAGCCCCACTGATCTTTGTGCACGTAGCAGTAGTCCCCACAGAAGCGCCAGAAGCTCGTGAAGCGTTTGTCCTTCGGGTACAGCATGTTGAGGACCGTCCAGATCTCCGACACACGATTCAGGATCGGCGTCCCCGAGAGAAAGAACAGATTGTCGCTACACTTGGCGATGTGACGAGCGACTTGTGTGACTTTTGCCGATCTCGACTTCAAGCGATGTGATTCGTCGAAGATGATGACGTCGTAGGGATCGAGTGTCAAGTCGAACTCGTGAAGACGAAGGACGTCGTAGTGAATGATGAGAAGGTTCGTATCTGCTCGAATCGCAGCAAGACGCTGCTGCTTGTCACCTTCGACGATGGAGATCGTCCACTCCGGGAACCACGTATACGACTCACCTGCCCACCCGCTGAAGTAGGTTCCGTCTTTATGCTTCAGACCTTTGACAGCGTTTGGGCAGACGACGAGGATTCTTGTCGCTCCGAGGTCGTGAGCAGCCGTCAGCGCCTGCACTGTCTTCCCCAAGCCCATATCGTCGGCGAGAATCTGACGTTTCGTCTCGACGAGCCTCTTGACTCCCGTGACCTGGAAGTCGTACAGCTTCAAGGGGGATTCCCGACGATGGTAGTTGCACAGTCGAGATGAACGTATCGATCCCAGTGACGCCAGCAAGGGACGTCTGGTGGGATATCGACGTGACAGATCTCGCAGACGACAGGCAGTGAAATCGAATCTCTCTTTACGCCGTCGTAAGCGAATTGTGTTTCGTTGATGATTGCGTATGGTTGCACTCTCCCACCTCCGAATCAGCTTTCATACCCGGCTTCCCCGAGATGCTGGATATCACCGAGCTTGAGGACGCAAGCGTCGAGGTTCTCGTGGACCATCTGTTCGAACATCGATTTGTCCCAAGTGATGCGATGTAGAGTGTTCACGGGGACGAGTGCACACCCGACGCCATTAGCGATGATCCCCTCGACACCTCGGAGAGGGTATTCACTCGCGACAGCACGACCTGGCTGAACGAAGTCGAGCATGATTTCGATCACGTCGTGCGGGGGGATGATGTCCTGCTCCAACGTCAAGACATAGTCGGCAGACTGCGAATGGGCGTAGTCGATGATCTCACGCCAGATAGGCGTCAACCGTCGTGACGGGTCCATCGTCATCTGAACCGGATACCAGTCAGCATGAATGTTTCGCTTTCTCAACGCTACCATGTAGTCGAAGTTAGTCGGAGTCGTGTCAACGAGATACAGATCCTTGTTCGGGTAGGTTAGCGATTCGTAGCCTTCGAGATAGGCGTTGAGAGCGTAGGCCTTTCTGTCGTACGTCGGACAAGCAACTAAGACGAATGCAGTAGTATTAGACATCGAACGGCTTCCCGTTACGCTTCATGATCTTCGTCGACTTCATCAGGATGTAGCCCTTGAACGAAGCACACGAGACACACATATCGCCCCCTGGGTGGTGGAGAATAGGCTGATAAGCTCGAATCGGCCGGCCGCATCCCCCACAGAAGGTTGCGTACCGACCGGTCCGATACCAATACGCCCGAGGCGCTTCAGTCATTGTTCCGAGGCCGAGTGAACCAGACGTCCCTCTGGGAAGCGTAGACGGTTTCGACGACCTTCTGTTGTACCGTCGTCAGCCTCGTCTCCCACGAGAGGAACTCGTCGATCGAGAAGCCGAAGTACCGGCAGAACTTGGCCTCGAGGCGAAGGAACGACGTCGGGTGGGGATCCCACTCGTCGTCGCCGTCGTCGAACTTGGCCGGCTGGAGCATGTGGACGACTTCGTGGATCGTGGCGAAGAGCTGATCTTCGTCGACCTTCACGAGGGTCAGCTTAGCGGGGACTCCACCCTTCTTCGCACGTTGAATGACCTTCTTGGAGTCGTCGAGCCACCGCCCAGGCTTGACGACGATCGTAGGACGTTTGTTGAGGGGTACTTCCATGACGTCGTAGATTTCGGTAGCGATCTCTTTGACCTGTTCGTCGTTCATTTCGTCCTCCTTAGTCGACCCACGTTACGACCGTACAATCGAGACCTGCGTCTCGTAGTACTTGTGCAGCAGCGGTAACTGCTGCGATGTTGACGGCTAGTTCTTGACGTCCCGCTCCCATGTGCCAGATGTCGAGGACAAGTCCCCCTCGAACGGTGTCGGGCTGAATCGCCCATCGATCGGCTTCTCCCGCTTGATAGACGAGTCGAAGAGTTCGTGCTGGGGACGTTCTCCCGTCACTCATATGAATCGCCCCATAGCCACAGATATCGAGTTCCCCCGAACCGAGACTCCATCGAGGGCCGTGCGTTTCGAGCTCTCGGAGTTTAGTCTCTGCTGCTGCGATCCCTGCAGCCCGAGCTCGATCGATCAGTCCGGGGATCTCGTCTTTACGCCACGTTACGAAGTACATCCTCTCGATTCACCTCCTCGAGTGACCCCCATCGCTCGCCGGTCTTTACGTCAATCCTGAAGGGAACTGGTGAGTCGAGAGGGACGTGATCCTCCATCTCTTGAAAGATGATCGGGAGCGTCGTCTCGAGATTCTCGTCTTTCACTTCGAACGAGATCGAGTCGTGAACTGTGAGAAGAGCTCTCGCAGTCTCGGGATCGAGTCGATTCTGAAGACGAGTAAGAGCCCCCAGACAGATATCAGACGCTGTTCCCTGAATCGGGGAGTTAACTGCTTGACGTTCGATATCCCCCTTGTTGTTCGGCAAGATGAGGGGGAACCGACGCTTCCGTCCGAATGCAGTCTCAACGTAGCCCTTCGTAACTGCTTGCTTTCGCATCTTCTTCATCCAGTCGAACAGACTCGAGAACTGTCCCAGGAACTCATCGATATACTTCTGAGCTTCCGCTACAGAGCACTTGAGTTCTCCATAAGCGAGTGACGCAGCACCTCGACCGTAGAAGATCCCGAAGTCCACGTACTTTGCTACGTACCTCTGATAGTGTGTAACTTCGTCCTCGGAGACGTGGAAGACTTGACTCGCAACTTGTCTGTGCAAGTCCGCACCGGTGAGGAAGATATCGATCAGACGGGGGTCGTGCGAGAAGTACGCTCCTACACGAAACTCCAGCTGGGAGTAATCCGCTTCGACTATCGTCCAGCCCGACTGTGGGATGAAGGCATTTCGAATCATCGGCCCTGCGAGTGTCGGGATGTTCTGCAGATTCGGGTGTGAAGAACTCAGGCGTCCCGTCACCGTCCCGAAGATGTTGAAGTCGCCATGAATTCGTCCGTCGGGACCACGACTATCGAGAAGACCCTTGACGTACGTCGATTTGAGTTTCGTCTTCAGTCGAAGATCGAGAATCGCATTCCCCACAGGGTGGTCGAGGTTCTCGAGTGCCTCTTTGTCCGTTCCCCCGTTCAGTGTCTTCAGCTCGAGCTTACCGAGTAGCAACTCCTTGACCTGCTTAGGTGAGTTCGGGTTGAACTCGGGCTCGTCAGCAACTCGTCTCACTTCGGCGAGAGCGTCCGCTATCTCATCGTCGAGCTCCTCGCCGTATGTTTGTAGGTACTCTGCGTCGATAAGGCATCCGCTATGCTCCATCTGTCCGAGAGCATCAGCACCGGGGAGTAGAATGCTATCGTGGACATGTGATACTCCCTCCTTCGACATCGCTGTATCCAGAACGGGGACAAGCTTCCACGTGTAGTAGCAGTCGTAAGCGAGGTACTGATAGAGAATGTCTCGATCGATCGACTCGAAATCACCTTTCGGGAGACCTGCTGCGTAGTCGGGAGCTTGGAAGTAGATACGTGCCATGTCCTTCAAGCTGTGACCACTCTGTCGTTCGTCGAGAGTATAGTGGGCGAGCATCGTATCGAACTTGAAGTCGACATCGATGTCGAATTTCTGACGAAGGAACTTCGCATCAAACTGATACGCATTCTGTCCCGTCCAGCAGAGCGTCTCGTTCTCGAGCAACAACTTCAGGTCTCTCTTCGCCCATCGATACTCGAACACAGTATCGGGGATGATGTAGATGTGATCTTCGTCTGCAGCGATTCCGATGCATAGAATACGGTTCGTGAACTCGCTCAGGCCAGTCGTCTCCAAGTCGAGTGATATATGCGTAGAATCGAGTGCTTCGATCGTCTCGATCATGTCGGTCATATCACGACTCGTCTCAACGACTTTGTACTCGACTCTCGGCATCTCGACTTTCGTCTTCGGCAGCTGACTGATCGCTGCGAGATCTTGGATGAAGTCCGGGAAGTAGTCTGGATTCCTCAGCAACGCTGCAGGGTGGAATGTCGGGAGGACATAGCACCCCAAGTCGTCGTGCCAGAACCACGTTCCTCGGGCTTTCGTGATCCCCTTCGTAAAGCTGGGGACGAGAGCAGAGAGGGCGGTAGCCCCACACGCAAGCACTTTCGTGATCCTCTGTTCCTTGAGCTCCGAGATCAGTCTCTCGTTACAGGCGACCACTGCATCGGGTGTAGGTGTAGCATTCTTCTCCGGTCGACACATACACGAGTTTGTAATGTAGACACTCTTCGGGTCGACTCCGGATTCTTGAAGCGATTGACGAAGAAGTTGACCACTCATCCCGACGAACGGTTCTCCTTTTGCGACCTCCTGTTGACCGGGAGCTTCACCCACGATAGCCAGTCCTCCCCCAGTCCCGTGACTCTGGACCCGCGGCTGTCCCATCAGCGGACATTCGTCGCAGTTGGGCCTAGTTGGCATCGCTTACCGAACTGTGAGGCTTGGTCTGAGCAAGGAACGAGAGGATGTTTGTGTGAGCCGCTTCCTCGTTGATCTCCGTATCGTTGAGGTCGAAGAAGTTACTCGGTCGTCTCGGATACTCTGGGAGATTCCCGCACGCCCAGAAGTCGATCGGGAGAGTAATGTCGGCAGCTGCAAATACGAGTGGCTTTGCTGAGTCGACCCCTCTAACCGGAGCGATTCGATGCTCTGCAATAGAAGCGATCTCGTGAAGCTCACAAAGGTTTCTACCCCACCCGAGCATGTGAACTTCGACGAACGCTCTTTGAGCTTGTCGACAGAGCATCCTGACGGTGACGAGACGAGCAGCGAGTCCCCCGGGCCAGACTTCGAAGTCCTTACTGATACCGATCGTATCGACCCCCATCTTCAGATGTTGGAGACAACACCAATCCCACTCTTCGATCGTTCTGCCTTGAGGGACTCCAGCGATCTTCGTATGCGGGAGTTTCTCCCGATACAACGGGTAGATCTCTTTCGCCATTTCGATCGTATCTTTACCCCAGAACATCCGTTCAGGGAGAACGACTTCGTGGGCGTGAAGTTGCTTCGCAAGGTCGATCATCGTTTCTTCGTGCTGTGAAGTCCCGAATTCGTGAGCCGAGTTGTCGATGATTACGAAGTCCCCAGCGAAGCTTCGACTCCGATAGAAGTCGTAGTAGGCGGGCTCGTTGAGGAGCAGATCGACCAACGTAAGATGGTAGTCGGTGTAAGCGTATTTCTCTAACAGAGCAACTGGGGCGATGATAGCTGCCTTCAAGATTCCTCCCTATTTCCCACGGTTTACATCGAGTCTAACACGTCGTTCTGGGGCAGGGGTATCACTAGACCCCCACCCCAGAACTCCCGTGGGATTCAGCGGATCTTCGGGCCCTTCTTCGCAGAAGTACCCTTCGCAGAAGCACCTTCGACTGCGTGGAGACTCTTGACCGTGTTCCGAAGCGTCCCCTCGTAGTTCTCCTGAGTGACAGAGAGGTGGACGTGAGTGCCGAGGTAGTCAGACGGTTCGAATTCTTCCATCTCAGCGATCTCCGCAGCGGAGACGCCAAAGGCTACAAGGACCTCTTTGAGGCGGAAAGCCGCCTTCGGGCTGAGAGACGTAATCGTCCACTGCTTACGGTCTTCGAACTCGCCCTCGAGGATCGTGAACTCCCAGTTGAGGTACGTATAGCCGGACGGGCCGGGGTTCTCACTCTCAGTGACTGCCGTCACTGTTGCCGGGTAGACGCCAGCGGGGAGGAGTTCGAAATCCTCCACATCGGAGAAGTTGACGCTGATCGGGCTCATTTGGCCTCCTTGAACTTCAAGCATTTCGGACCGACCGTGACCTCGTCGGCCCGCTTCTGGGTGTCACGGATGATCTCCGTGCCGCACTCGTACGTCTGGATGAGGACGGTCTTCTCTTCGACCTGAGCATCCCAGCCCTTGTGCTTCTTCGTGTCGACGAACCGCTTTTGCGTCTCCGAACGCTGGTTCACGATCGGAGCGTGACAGAGGTGGCATCGGCTGTTATCGAACATATGGCCCTCCTTTGCTGGCATGAGATAGCCTTCGATCTGGATCTTGTTGTGGTTGTACATCGAGAACTCCATCTGGATATCGCTCGCGAGTACCCCGACGTTATTGAGTGACGGGATCATCCCGCCGAGGTCAATGATCATCTCTGCTGCCCCTGGTCCGACGTCTAGAGCGTGGTACTGACGAGAGAAAGATCCGATCGACGAAACGTCTATCACTTCTCGTCGTTGTGATACGTCGATCATCGCTCTGCTGCAGTCGACGATCATCAGCCATCGAGCATGTCGAGGAGTCCTGGTAGGGTCGGATTGGCGTACATCTCTGGCAGCTGGATAGGAGCCTCCTCGTCGACTCTAGCCTTCGCCATGTACCTCTCGGACGGGTGCATCAGGAGAGCACGATACATGATTGCGTTCCCCTCTTCGTCGGTGTCCTCGATGACCGCAAGGTACCCCACGACGTCGAGCAGACCGGGGATCTCGTTGACGAGCTTCCCTGTCAGAGCCGGACGGTACTGCATGAGCTTCGTCCGAGCATCCTGCTGCTCCCCAGCGATCGACGTGAAGATCGTATGCATCTCCAAGTCGCGGAAGAAGCGGATGAGCTTCTTCATCTGGATGTTGTTGCGGTTGTAGTCCTGGATCTCCGGGATGTCCGGATCGTGTCGAGTGTCCGACTTCGCCGCCTCGTCCACCGCTGTAGTGAGGTTGAGGTAGTTCAGCTCGGACAGACTGTCGATCGCTAGCGTCTTGTACGGGTGATCGTCTCCCGCAATGATCTCGTAGACGTGATTGAAGTCAGCCACGTCACGGATACGAACGACGTCGATACCGCCCGGTTCCGGCTTGATCTTGCCGAGATCCTCGAGAGCGATCAATCGAACCTTCGACCGGATCGATCGAACGCCTCCCTCGAAGTCACAGATGAGCATCGGCGTGAGCCGAGGATCGCCCTTCGCGGTTCCGAGGAAGTACGTCTTCCCGTTTCCCGATGGCGAGTGAATCAGCATCTTCAACGGGAACGTCTGCTCGACGTCTTTCTTGGCTGGAGCCATTCGTCCTCCTCTCTGTCTTAGAGTACCCGACCGTCGACCTTCATGTAGTTCGCATCGACGAGTCCTTTCAGATCCCCGCCCGTGTTCTCGCAGAGGCAGAGCATCTTGTACGAACATCCCCAACTGCAATCCCTGCCCGGGTTCGGGTAGAGTGGAAGAGCCGGTCTCTTCATCTCACGAAGCTCCTCTTTGAGATTCGTCGCGAAGTGCTCGAGTTCGTATTGAGATCGAGCAACGTATTCTCGACGGAAGAACTCGTTCGATTCGAGATTGTGGATGAACTCTTCGTACGGAGTTTCATCGAGACCAAGTTCCTGGAGCTTCGCTCGATAGATCTCGGGCGTAGTATCACAGGACTTGTCTTTCGAAAGACCTCCAGCTTTGAGGACCATCGGCTCCGAAGGGATCTTCTTCCGCAGCTGATTGTAGATCGCTCCTGCTGGCATCTCGCCGTACTTCATGTAGACGAGCCATAAGTAGGCTGTCATCTGATCATCGAGTTCGAGATCAGCTGGATCGACAAACGACTGATAGCCCTTGTGGTCAAGAACCCACAGCTTCCCCCTACGACGAAGAACGATATCGAGTGTCCCCGACAGCCAGAGATAGGTGCCCGGGATACGAATCGAAATCGGCTCTTCAACAGCGACGATTTCGAAGTCGTCGTTCGCTTCAGCGTAGGGAAGATAGTTCGTCAGCATCGCTGTAAGAAGAGACTCGACGTCACGAAGCTGCTTCTTCTCGTCTTCCCACATCTCGGCGTAGTCCTTCGGCGGTACCTTGAGGTCCAGCCACTCCTTCATGGCAACGACTGGATCGGAACCGTCTCGGTAGTACTGAGCGAGACCGTAGTGAAGACCTCGTCCGATCCAGAGCGCCTTCATCGGCTCCTTCTTCTGAACGAGTCCCATCTTGTAACCGTACTTCCACTGACGTCGACAGCCCTTGAAAGTCTGCCGTTCAGTGACGTGATAGAGTGCCTTAGGCAAGTGCAGTCA